ATGTCTGAAAACATAGTATTTATTGAGGTAATTAAGGTAATCGTTACAAGCGATTTGTATTTCTGATTCTTTGGTCATAGGGGGTAAGTTCTAACTTCTAATGGGAATCACGCCATAATATCATAAAATTTACCCCCCATGTTTATACTAATAGAATTGGAGTTCACTTAGTATATTCCATCTAATAAAGGAGGAACTTTTGAAGTTTATCAAAACTTAATTAATTTCACAATTAAAAAGATTATCTTATCGCTTGACTATAAATAACCTAGATGGTATTCTAGGTTAACGATAATAATAATAATAATAATAGGAGAATCACATGAAACAAATTTTCGAAAACCACCTCAACCAAATCTGGACTAAATGGCTTACAACAGAAGCATACTACGCAAAATTTGACTTTGAAATTAATCCAAACTTTTATCACAGATCAAACACTGATCAATTTTCAGTTGAAAGCTTTTTGGTGGAATACGAGGAAAAGATGACAAAGAGACAACGATCCTTTGCAAATCATATCTTGCGAGTGATGGTCGAGGTTCAAAACCATGAGCATCTTGACGAAAACTTACTTAAATAATAACCACCACAGGGGGGTACAACACCCCCCTATAACTTCTAGGAGAATCACAAATGTTTTACAAATCACACCCAGAAATAAATATTGAAGTTGAAATTCCAAGCGAATGGTCAAACCTATCATATCATAATGATGTCTGTCCAAGTTTCGGAATCAATGGCTTACAAATCTTTGTTATGGATGACCAGACTCGTGACGAAGAGGAATTTGATCACAAATATACAATCATATCTGAGGCAGAATATGGAGAGGGCAACGAGCCTTTTTTAAATACAAACGATTGGAATGAAGTGTTAAAATTTGTAAAAGAATGGGGGAAAAAATGATAGATAAACCAACCAGAGTCGGAAACACAGAACTTTACAATGCTAGAGTTCTTAATATGTCGGTAGCAAGGTATTATGGAGTTATGAAAGAATACATCGAATGCCTTACGGAAACAAGAAAGCTAAACAAAGAGGAGCTAGAGAAAAACGGGGAAACCGCAGAGCTTAATCTTTATCTTTCCATCCGATACAATCTTAACAAAATGGTCTTGGCAAAACTACAGGAGAATCAAAATGATTAAATTTCTAAAAAACTACGGAGTCTATATCGTTGAAGGAATATTTGCATTGATGCTTTTTGGATTTGGTTACTTTTTATTTCTGGCATTTGTGTAGAAAACCTTTATAGTTTTAAATGAATTGGAGTTCAAATGATAAAATTAAATAAAACAGCTTTCACTTTGATATCATTAGCTTTTTTAGGCGGGTGTTCCACCATGCCTATAGTTGATAGCAGAGGAAAATCATCGGCAAATATTAAAGGAGATATGAACCGATTTCACGATGATTATTATACTTGCAAAAGCTTAGTTGAAGACCAGACAAATTATGGATGGGATATAGGAAAAAACATTTATAATAATCTAAGGTGGAAAGTGTTATGGCTAAGTCCTAAAATGAACACCCGGAAAGATTACATCAACAGGTGTTTAGAAGGTCGAGGCTATAACGTAATTAATAAATAATAATAGGAGAAACTTATGACTAATATAATAGATAAAATATACGATAATACTAAAGATGGAGTTCCAAACTATTCTTTCGATTTGATTGATGGCACTAGGCTATACTATAGGGGGGTAAATATGAACCCCATGCCGGTTAGTGGAGATGCTATTAATTTTACAGTTATCAACACAAAAACATCAGCCAATGGTAATCAATACACAAATATCAAAGATGTAGAGGTTATAAAGAATCCAGATGGTCAAAATGATGCTCCCCAACAACTGGGAAACGTTGTTAATAAAGCTAATATTGTTCCACCTGGTAACGGGATCAATAAAAACGAAACTCAAAGACTCGATATTTTTGTAACCGGTGTCGTGGGTCGAAGTATGGGATCGGGACATTTCTCGGTCAACGATATCGGAGAGCTAACCAAAAACGCAGTGAATGCTTTTAATGAAAACCTTAAAAAATTATAAAAAACTTTTCTCGGACTTCTGGGGATATTGTGAAAGCGATGTCCCCATTTGTTGGGGTTGCTATAAATCACAAGCGGTTGATATCCATCATCTGATTCCAAAACAAATGGGTGGAGTCAAAGGGAACAGACTAAATAGAATTGATAACCTCTTTCCGCTTTGCCGAAAATGTCACAATTTAGCTCACTCTGACAAATCAATAAATGAAAAGTGGATCATAGAACTAAAAGAAAAAATTAAAAGAAAGGAGCAGAGTCCTTATGATTGGAAAAGATCTATGCGATGAAGTTGTCAAAGTTATTAAAGAACGTGGCAATGAATATGGCGATATTAAGACAAACCACGAGGAAATTGCGAAAGGGTGGTCAGTTATTTTTGGTGTGGAAATAAAAGGATATCAAGTTGCACTTGCAAATGACTGGCAAAAGACTGTCCGACTGAAAGCGAATCCAAAGCACAGGGATAGCTACAGGGATAAGATTGGATATATGATAACCTACTCAGAATGTATGAAGGATAAATAATGGATATTTACTCAATTGAATTTGACCCTAATAAACTCTCCCATCAGCAAGAGGAACTTGGGTTGGAGTTTGCTGATTTAGATACTGCGGTTGAGCTTATGAAAAAAGAAGAAAAGATGATAATAGCTGAATTAACACTTCAATTTTCAGTCAATAAAAGTTATAAAAACATGAAGGAATTAGATGGGTTATTATATACCCACGACAAGTTTAAGGACTACACTAATAGATATAGTGAAACCCTTAAAAAAAGGAATAGAGCCAAGATTCGGTTCGAATCCTTTAGAGCTTTCAGAGACGATCTTAGGAAAAAAGTTGTTAATGAAAGGGAAATGGCAAAACATAATTTATAGAAAGGAATTATTATGTCAGAATCACAAAACAAAGCTATCCTTGAATATCTCAAAAAAGGTAAAACTTTAACACCACTTGAGGCTCTTCCCAAGTTCGGTTGTTTAAGATTGAGTGCCAGAATCTTTAATTTAAGAGAGGCTGGGCATCATATAATCACAAACAGAATCACAAGAGGTGATAAGACTTTTGCTGAATATACTTTGATAAAGGAGAATCATGATGTCAGATAGATTATTGAATGATCTCCCGGATCAAATATTGAATCAAAGGGAGCAACAGTTGGAAAGCGAAAAAAACACCGCTATAGCTAAATATAATAAAGAACTCAAAATAATAACTGAGACAATTTATCATATTAATAAATATATAATATTTTTTGGGCGGGAAAGTAATGTGTTTGCACAATTGAAAGATGTTAAAGCAGAGCTTGAGATTAATAAAAAGCATCTTGAAAATTGGATAAACATGATATGATTGAGCATTTCAAAAAGTTTGATGATGGCGATAAGTCTTTGCTACCGCTATCATTTAGCCATCTTAATGAGTTCGCTTTCTATAGGGAAAGGTGGGCATTGAGACGAATATTTGGTTTTGAGTTTCCAACGAGTGCATCAGCAATAAGAGGTCAATCTGTCGAGTCTGGTTTAAATATGATTTTGAACGGGATATCTTTCGAAGAGGCAAGTGAAAAAATGATCTCGGAATATGATGCCAATTGCTCAAGGATAAAAGACCCCAAAATAGATGACGAGAGAACTAACTTAGTACCGCTTTTAGAAAGGGGAACAAAGGAGTTTCAAAGTTATGCCTATAGATGGGAGTTGTTAAATTATCAAAAAAAGGTTGAGTTGGAAATTGAATCGATACCTTTCGTCGGATACACAGATTTTCATTTTGAAGATAAAAAGACAAAAGAAGATTTTTTTATTGATTTAAAAACATCAAAGAATCTTCCGATGAAGATCAGCATTTCCCACGCAATGCAACAAGCCATCTACCAGAAGGCAACAAACTCAAAGCAAATATTATGGTATCTTAAAAACCCAACTAAAACAAAAGGTGCTGATTATATTGCTATGACCTTAGATGATTACACCGAGCCGATGAGAATATGTCATCATATTGTCAAGGTTATGGGAAATTATCTTAAAACAGTAAATTCTCCAGAAGATGTGAAAAACTCTTTAGTTCCAAACCCGGACAACTGGATATGGAAGGAAGAGACTGTTCTCAAAGCAAGAAAGGAAGTCTGGGGATATTAACCAAAAAAACCCTTTAGGTATTTTCCTAGAGGGTTATAATATAATTTTAAATTGGAGTTCAAAATGACAAATCAAGAAATTATAGACGAAACGTCGAAACCAAAAGAAAAACTCAAAGCTTGGTATTTATTCACTAACGAGTTTATTGCGGGTACTCAGCATCTTAATAACGAGCAAATTGGTATATATATCAGACTCTTATGTTGGAATTGGAACAAGGGATGCATTGGCATACCAAGCTATAATATGACATATTATAGAATAGCAAACTGCCATTCAGATTCAGAAAAGCACTCTTGCGATCTTATAATAAAAGAGTTTTTTGTTTATATAAATGATCACTATCAAAACGAGAAACAATTACATGAATATTTATATATTACAAGACGAATGGAAGCATCAAAAAAGAATGGAATGCTTGGGGGAAGACCAAAAAAAGAACCTAGCAATAACCCAGATGAAACCCCCACACCTAAACCTACACCTACACCATCTACATCTAAACCAAGTAAGATGAGTTATAGTTCTCAATTTCTTATTTTTTGGAAAGATGTCAAAAACAAAGTTAGCAAAGGAATTGCAGAAAAAAATTATTTAAAATTAGAAAAAGAATGGATAGCAAAACCTAAAGAATTAGCTACAATATATAATAAATATTATGATTCAATTGATGATAAGCAATTCGCAAAACAACCAGCATATTGGTTATCAGCTAAAAAATATTTGGATGAGTCACCGACAAAGGCATCTGAGGAAAAATTGGATCAATATGACATGAGAGTTAAAATGTTCCGAGAGGCGGTTGAAAACAAAAAGGGCAGTCCATTTATACACAAATATGCGAAACAACACTCCTACGACGTTAAAAGAGCAATTAAAGAGGGAATCTTCACAAAAGAAGAGGCGGTCAAATATTTAGATATGGAGAACTGGATATGATAACATTAGAAGGATACGAAGATGCATTTATTGGTTTCACTGAAAGATTTCAAAATAATAAATTTATCGCAATTTATGACAGAAATAAATGTATTGATATAACAATGAAAAATATGAATTTGGATCATGAAAAGGCTATAGAATGGTTTGAATATAATGTTGATGCTATGGATAAGGGAGAAGAAACACCAATAGTTATCCATCCAATGAACTTAGATCAATTTAATGATTTGGCAGAATATTTATGGGGACACAGAAAGCATATGAATGAAAACAAAAAAATAAGGTTGATCTATGAAAAGAAAATATAAAACCAAAAAAAGTTATTATCAGCTAAAAAAGCTTTTTCATGAAACAAAAGCATTCAGCGAGAAAAACAAAAAAGATCATGAAAATGACATATTTGAAGACTCGCCAGAGGCGGAAAGGGAGCAAGATTATGGAAGACACATCCCGGTTTCATATTCAGAATATTATCATTCTGTTAGATACAATATGGAAAAAACAGATTTCACTCAACCATCTGGGGTCACATCTTTAAATAAAAATTACAATAACTCTAGATTAATTGATGATTATAGTTAGGAATAAAAATGCACATAAAAAACATTCAAATAGAAAAATTGATCCCCTATCATAACAATCCAAGAAAAGATCAAGCGGTAGATAAGGTTGCGAGTTCAATAAAAGAATATGGATTTCAACAACCAATTGTAGTCGACAAAGATATGATCTTGATTGTTGGTCACACCAGGTTACAAGGTGCTAAAAAACTCGGTTTAAAAAAAGTTCCGGTTGTTATTGCTGACCTTTCCGAAGCAAAAGCAAAAGCTTATCGAATTGCTGACAACAGATTAAACGAGGACTCAAACTGGGATATGGATTTATTAGGATCAGAAATAAATGAACTTTTAGAGCAAGATTATAATTTAGATGTTTTGGGATTTGAAGATTTCGAAATTGAAAAATTTTTGAACAATGAGTCTGATGGTTTGACAGAAGATGATGATATTCCAGTTGTTCCAGAGATAGCAATATCTAAACTTGGGGATATATATCAGCTTGGAAACCATAAACTTATATGCGGAGACTCAACCGACGAAGAGGTTTTATCTGTGCTTTTCAAAGAATCAAAGGCAGACATGGTTTTTACCGATCCACCTTATAATGTTGATTATGGTGCAACAAAGCACCCAAGTTGGAAACAAAGATCAATTATGAATGATAAAATGACTGAAGATGAATTTGAGGAGTTTATTGAAAGTTTTATATTATCGAGTCAGAAACACATAAAAGAAGGTTCTCCATATTATATTTGTTTTGGGGAAAGGAACTCACTTAGTTTTCTTTCAGCTTTTAAAAAAGCAAATCTGCATCATTCTTGTAACATAATATGGAAAAAGCACAGTTTGGTTCTAGGCAGATCAGATTATCATTATATCCATGAACCTATATTTTATGGTTGGTTAAATGGAGCAAAACATAAATTTTATGGAGATCGAACAAACACGTCGGTCTGGGAAATAGACAGACCAACAACATCAGAATTACATCCAACAATGAAACCAATTGATTTGATAGCAAAAGCTCTGAAAAATAGCTCAAAGAGTGAAGATATTATTTATGATCCTTTCGGGGGAAGTGGATCAACCCTTATAGCATCAGAAAAATTAAACAGAATATGTTACACAATTGAACTCGATCCAAAGTACGTAGATGTGATTGTGAAACGTTGGGAAAACTACACTGGGAGCAAAGCAAAAAAAATTAATTAGATTTATATTGTTTTATCTGATACTTATAAAATACCTAACTCAAGGGTAAAGAGGAAATGGCGAGACCAAAAAAGTATCAAATAGAGCCGAGTCAAATACAAAAATTGTCAGCTTTAGGTTGTACCAACACAGAAATAGCAGACTTTTTTGGATGCGATGAAAGCCTTATCAGAAAGAGTTATTCCGAATTTCTGACAAAAGGTAGAGCAGAGCAGAAAATAAGACTCAGACAACTACAATGGAAATCAGCGGAAAAGGGTAATGTAACCATGCAAATCTTTCTGGGAAAGAACATGCTCGGACAACAAGACAGAATAGAACAGACAGAATTAGATGAACCACTCACTTGGTCAATTGATTGATGAAAAAATCATCTTTTAAATTAAAACATGACCAGGTGCAAATAAGCTTCAGCGGGGGAAGAACCTCAGCCTTTATGCTTTACCAAATTTTAGAAAAAAATAATGGACTGCCAGAGAATGTGAAAGTTGTGTTTACTAATACAGGCAGAGAAATGGATCAAACTTTAGATTTCGTTCAAGAATGCAGTGAAAGGTGGAACGTTCCGATTGTCTGGCTTGAATATGATATTGTCGAAACAAAAAACAGTTTTAAAATTGTGAATCATAATTCAGCAAGTAGAAATGGAGAGCCTTTCGAAAAGCTTATTGAGAGATATGGTAGATTGCCAAATGCTCTGCAAAGGTTCTGCACCGGTGTTTTAAAACTCCAAACAGCATCAAAATATTTAAAAAGCTTTGGTTGGAAATATTGGCA